CTTCTTCTAAATCAAAAACAACCGCGTCTTGTTCAACGTTAGGTAGTTTGTTTGTAGTAAATTGTTTTAAGTAGTTTTTCATAAAATACTCTTTATATTTTTTAGCAAATAAAACTTTTTTGTCTTGCATTAAAGGTAAGTCTTCTGTATAAGACCAGCTTGAGCTTGCAGCGTTAGCATCTTGAACCATTTGATCGTCCTCTTCTTGACTAGTTCCTTTAGAGATATAAACGTTCCAAGCAGCTATAGTTTCTTGCTCAGAACTCATTAAACCAGATATTTCAGCATTGATAAACGGTGTTACTTTTTTCTCAATTTTATCTAAATCAAATCTTAAAATATTTCTACCTTTACCATTTCCTATGTCTATTATTTCATAATCAGGTTCACCATTAAACTTAATTATAAACTCTTCAGATATTTTAGCACCAGCAGATAACATACCTTTTTCATCTACAGCATCTGGAGGAAATATACCAGTTTCTACTAATAATTCGTCCATGCTTTTATTTATATCAGGTGTTGAAGCTACAATAGAAGTACCAGACTCTAGTAAAGTTGCTAAAGCAATACTATTAATTATTAAAGGTGTAACAAAACCAGGTCCATTAAAAAATAATTCTTGACTGCCATCGTTTAACAAAGTTAAAGAAGCTACATAACCATCACTTTTAGAAAAACCAGGTCTACCATTCATCATATAACTAGCTAAAGTATAAGCGTAATCATTGTTAGGATCAAAATTTGGTTCTTCGGTTACAGATAATTCAGCTAATAGGTTTTCTAAAAAATCAGTTGTAACACTAGGTGCTTCTTCTAATTGTTTTAACATTCTGTTTTCATATTCACAACCTTCACTTGAACATTTATTATTACTTATAGCTGTTTTTAATTTAGCGTATGCTCTTCCAGTGTCTTTATATGCGTTGTCTAATAGTCTAAAATCAGCGTCAATAGGCGTTGCTATATAGGATTTATTATAACCCATAGCATCACTATCGTTCATTTGTTGTAAAACAAGATTATTAACTAAGTTTTTGTTTTCCATGTTTTTTATTTATTACTATTAAGAGCCGCCACCTATCATTTGAGCAAAACTCCCAGCCATACCTGTTACTGCCGCTGTTTGATCTGCTCTTGCTTGTGCTTGAGCACCTTGCGCAGCGTCTATTTGACTTTGAACTCTGTTTAATTGCTGCATCTCTCTCTTTTCTTTTTCACCATACATAAACTGTTTACCAGAAACTTCGGCTTGTTGCATTTTTTCAGCTTGAGCTAATTGCTGAGCTTGCAACCTTTGTTCACCAGCTGCTCTTTTATCTTCGTTAGCTTTTTCTTGTGATTCTATACTAGCAGCAACTCCTTTTTTAGACTGTAATGCAGCTTGTGCTAAAGCTGTTGCGCTACCTGCGCCAGCACCAGTCTGCCTTAAAGTATCTAAAGTGTTAGCTAAAGAAACATCAGCTTGTTCTATTTTCATTTCAGCAGCTTGCGTAGCAACTGACAAGTTAGCCATAGGGTTGCTTATCATGTCACTTAAGTTAGTAACACCTTCATAAGGATTTATAATTTCTTGTCTATTTCTTTCTAGACTAGATAATTTAGCGTTTAGTTTTTTTAATTGTTTTGCAGCTCTTCTTTCAGCTTTTTTAGCTGCGCCACGGCCAAATAAACCACCCGCCGCGCTACCTAACAATCCAACTGCTAGACTCATAGTTTTTCTTTTTTATTGTTAATGTTTTTTTTAATATCCATTGTTTATAGAGTAATCTGATCCAATTAAAAACAATTCTTTTTCGCCACCTGGATCTGTAAAGTGATCTGTAGAAACAGTAACAACTCCAAAAAACCCTTTTATACCACTCATTGCTGGTCCAAACGTTACTTCGCCTTGACCAGTTTCACTGTTGTTTATTAAATTAGCTACATATTTGTTTTCTTTTCTATTAAAACCTGCGTAATATATTGGTAGTGCTAAACTGTCAGGATAAATATTACCATCACTATCGTAAGAACCTTCTACATAGCTATACACTTGTGTAGTTGTGTCTTGGTATTGTCTCCAATTAGCTTCAGAAGATATATCACTTCCTGTAAAACCTGAAACAAAACTATTAATTTGCCAACCGTTACTTCCTTCGTAATCTACTGTTTTAAAGTTTTTTGAACTGCTTACGTTAGGATTTAAAACCAAAGTTAACGAAGTAGGTGATGCAACGTTTTTGATGCTAGCTATAGTGTAAACCGCAGCTCCATTACCAGTTGTTATTGTTCCTGTGTCTCCTACGGCATAACCAATTCCTGCGTTTACAATAGCAACCGTGTTTGATTGAACAACTCCTGCAACCTGTGTAAAAGTTACTAACATGTTTTTACCATTACCTGTTGTTGCTATAGTTCTAACTCCAGTTGATGGAGAATCAATATATCCTGTACCGCTAGTAGTATTTGTAGCTGTTAAAGCTCCACCGACAGAAGTTGGTGTACCATCTGAATAAAATAAATTTCTAGTAGCAAATTGAGAATAATGCTTATATAGCTTACCATCTTTTAAACTATAAAAATCATTTCTATTACTTAACATTTGATCAGGCTTATATGTAAAAAAGCTTGTCCAACCTTTTACAAGTTCGTCCCAGGTTACAGTATCATAATTAGTATCAAAAGAAGAGTCTAAAACATTATTAACTTGTGTTGATATTACATATTGCTTATTATATACATCATATCCACCTAGTATAGTTCCTTCAACTCCGCTTACGTCTATTTGGTTTCCAAAACGATCTCTAAAGTAATCTATCATACCAGCGGAAGATATTTCATTTAAACCATTTTGTGATAATTTTAAAACTACATTATTGTTTTTATCAGAAAAATATTTATTAAATCCATATACTGCAAAACTTTGAGGATTTTTACTTATACCAAACTTACCAGCATAAGGTTGTATAGCTCCAATAACTAAATTAGCGCTTGTTACAGTTCCTCCACCTTCTGCAGAGTATATAGCGTCTTTATCGATTAACGCTCTACTTACTTTTAATTCTTGAAATATATTTAAATTAGTGTTTTCAGCATATAGTTTTTGTATTGAACCATTTGCAGGATCTACAGATTTTGTTATATCTACACCAACGCTAAAAACATTAGTATTATTTACTCCAGTTCTTGAATTAAAAATACCTGAATATATTAAAGTGTTACTTCTAATAACAGCGTTTGGTTCTTCTTCAACTAAATAAGCTTTAGCACCAAAAGAAACCGATGTATTATTATAACCACCTCTTATTCTTGATTCTTCAATAGCCCAATTATTTACATTAGTAGCAAATGTTACAGCTGGGTAACCACCTTTATTTGCAGGTATACCAAAAGAGCCATTCCAAACCGGTAGATTTGAACTTATAGTCTTTTTGAGAACAAAAGTATTAAAGTATTTGACTTCTATTAAAGCTGGCATATTATTATTATTACTTGTTTTTTATAAGGTTTAACTATTAAATTAACATGGTCCCGCATTTACCCAAGCTACACCGTTTATATCTGATGGTTGTGATAAAGAGCAAAGTGACACAACTTGTCCATTACCAATTAAATTTGTTAATTGTGGTTCTCCATCGCAGCCAGTATAACTTAAAACATAATTAGTGCCGTTGTTAGGCATTGTTATTGTCCACTCAATACATGCGCTATTGTTTATATTTACTGTAATAGCACAGGTTGCTGTTAAAAAACCAGCGTCAGTAGCTGTTGCTACAATATTATAATTTCCGTCTGGTACAGTTGAAGAAAAATTACTAAACTCTACTATACCAGCTAAGGCAGAACCTGTTGCAGTTTGATTTATAACGAAATAACCACCTGGATTAGATGTTAAAGACCAACTTAAATCTTGTCTAGATTGTTGACCACCACCTATATTGTTATAAGCAGCAGATCCATTTATAGCCACGGGTCTAGCTATAAAGTTTCCATCTGAAGGAGTCCAAGTTACCGTACCAACAGGACACCCGCTAACTATAGATGGTACTGTATTTTTTAATGTTACGTTTTCTTTTACTATAATTGTTTGAGAACCGTTTACGTTTGTAGCAAAAGTAAATGTGAATTTATTAAAATTATCTCTTGCATGAAAATAAAAGAAAACAGCAGTGTTTATATTGTAAGTAGCTGTAGTTGCTCCACCAGAAGGTGCGTTTGTCACAAAAGTGAAAAAAGGATTAGAAACACCTTCTCCAAACACTAAGTCACCATTTCCATTTACAACAGACTCTAAAGTTAATTGAGCTGGACTAGTATCCGCATATGTAACTGTGTTTCCAAAAATATCTTTTAATGTAAAATTACCACTTAATATAGAACTTCCTATGTTTAAGTTTTCGTTAAAAGGCGCAGGATCAAAATCTGTTATTTGTACTGTAGAGTTTGTACTATTTAATATAGCATCATTAAGATCTTTAACTAAACCAGAAGTTGTTGTTTCCCAAAATATATCTAACAATGATTCTACTGGGTCTGTTTCTAATACAGCTAATTGAGGCATGTTTAAAAAAGGACTACTTGTTGGTCCTGGCTGAGTTGGTGAAAAAGTAAGAACAGTGCCTGTGTTTTTAGCAGCTAAATCTTGATTAAAAGTCACTCTTACGTGGTTTGCAGGAACTGGAGTAGGTCCACCTGATACGGTACTAATGGAATCAACTACTGTCCCAGCGTTAACACCTTCGCCACTAACTTCTTGACCAGCAACAAGAGTAAACGTTGGATCTACAACACCACCAACACCAATAAAACTTGGATTTAAATCAGCTAGTTCTATGTTTGCAGCTATAATAGCCGCGTTAGTTTGATTAGCTGCAATTACACCTGTAGTTATCGCAGCAGGTATACCTATTTGACCACCTGGCGTGTTTATTCTAGCTATTAACGGATCAGATTCTATATTATAAAACTCAGAACTACCTACATAACCAATTTGAGGTATTCCATTAAATAAATCTTCATCTGTAGCTATAGCACTTACAGTTGCTGATTGTGAAGATGGATAATACTGCGTGTTGTTTTCATATTGATTAGAAGAATTTAAATTATTAACTCTTCCATTTAATTGAACACTACTTCTAAACAGCCTTTGCTGAGGTCCTACTTCTGTTAAATCTCTAGGAACTTTATTTATATTATCATTTATTAAAACAGCGTGTGATGTTTTACCTAATTCTTTAATGTCATTACTTGGGTACGCAGCCATAACACCAGGTAGATAAACATTATAATACTCTTGTTCTGTTTGTTTAACTACAATTTTATACGAGTACCAACCTAAAGGGTTGTAATCATCACTTGAAGCGTCACCATTGTATATACCAGGACCAACGCTAGGTATTGCTTCGTTAAATAAAACTTTTAAAGAATTACCAGGCCAACTAACTTGCGAAACTGTATTGGCTATATAATCTGTAAATATAGTAGATCCAGAATAGTTTTCATCATTAAATTTAGTAGAAGTTTCTTTATTAGATAAAATAACAGTAGACTGTCTACCGTATCTATCAGAAAGAACAACACCAACTTGATAGTTTCTATTTTGTTTTAAAGAAGAACTTGGATATTCTATTTTACTAGTAGTGTTTCCAACATTGCTAGGTGCTTGAAAATTTATAACATCACCAGGATCAAGTTGAGCAGTTAAAGCATTACTTATAGTTATGGTCTGTGGACTACTACTACTGTCGTATCCTATAAGAACTGTACCAGTAGGTATCCCAGGTTCAGGAGATGTAACTATAGCTCCGTTGTTAAAAACACCAATTGGTTGATCTACATCTAAAACGGTTTGACCAACAGCTTCTGTAGCGTTAATTGCAGTTGATCCAGTACCTAAATTAAAATCTGATTTAACGCTTACAGCTACATTGTAATTTAAACTCTCTGGAGGAGTATGCTTATCTTGAAAGTTAGCATACACAACCCTGTTACTTATAATTTCTTGTGCTAAAGCTTTTACAGGAACTTTATCGTAAGTTCTAAGAAGATCGTTAGATGGTAAAACTTTATATGGTTTTGTTGATTGGTATTCATAATCAAATAAACTAGTATCACCAAAATCGAGTATTTCATTTAATGCTAAAGATTGTACAGATGTTAATGTTACAACCCCAGTATCTATCCCAGTAGAAGCAAAAGATAGAACTCTAGGTGAATTAGTTATGCTTGCGCCTATTACTATTGCTCCTGGAGAAATAACACCGTTTTTAATTCCTTGAACTGTAACGGTGTTTGACGATGTAGTGGCTGCAGCCACACTTGCTCTAGGATTTTGATTTGTTACAACAGATATAGGTATTGTTTCAATAACACTAACGTTTAATCCATCGGATTCTTTGTATAATATATCAATAGACTCAACATTTAAACTATTTGATATATTACTACTATTAAACTCAAGTGGAATTCTAAGAAGTATTTTGTTTATTTTATTTTCCATAAAATCAACTATAGTACTTCTATAAGCGTCTTCTTCATCTGTTACATCAGAAGGAACAGGATTTCCACCTGCTTCATTTACTAAGTATCTAAAATAACCATCTTGTTTTGGTATAAAACATTCTTGAGTAAATGGTGCAAATATTGAGTATTCACCATCTAAAAACTTAAATCTATAACTAAATCTAACAAACCTATCTTTTAAATAATCTTTGTCTCCGTTGTAATCTGAGTCGTAATATTCGTTATAATTAAAAACTAATTCAACGTCTGCATCTGTAAAAGGTCCTATATTAGAGGTTGTAGTTACTCGAGAAGTTGGTGGAGTGTTACCAGATCCTTGAGAATATTGAAAATTTGAAACAGTAGCTGTTGTTGTAATTAAAACACCTGTTGTTGGATCTATGTAAGCTATGGTATAACCATTTTTTATACTTCCTGATATTGTCAACGTTTTTAAATCTATAGTATTTGTAGAAAGAAGTGTTCCGTTTATATTACCAGTACCACCATCTGGAAATATTTTGCTAGTTACATCATACATTGTAGTTTCATGCAGATCGACTTCGTCGCTAGCTTCTCTGTATAATTCTATAGCTTGATAAGGATTATATTTAGCTACAGATATTTGATCTTCGGTGGTATAATATGAAGAATCACTTAAAGCGTTATTTATATTTAATTTTCTAGGTTGGTTTCTATCATCTGTAAAAAACAAAAACTCTTCTAATACATTTACACCAGTTATAGGATTTAATTGACATAAGTTTAAAAAAGCACCAGAGCAAAGTATGTTAGTAGTATCTGTAGAAATATTATAACATAATATACTATGATTAGAGCCAACGCCAGTGCTTGTGTAAGCAGTGTTTTGCACGTTATCTGTAGCAAAAACAAATATTCTATTATTTATTTCATCAGAAAAATAACCTATAGTTTTTAGACTTGGAAAAATAGAAGCAGTTAAAGTTAAAACAACATCAGTACTTCCACCTATTGTAGATGCTGGAATTGTAAACTGATCACCAACTAGATAATTCAACATAGAATCTCCAATTTGTTTAACACTTGTTACAGCTTGACCTGATACAGTAACAGAAAACTTAGCACCAGTACCTGAACCAGTTTGAGTTGGTGTTACACTGCCATATAAATTGTTAGTAGCGTCAGAAGTGTTTGTTGTTATATAAGAAGTTAAAACTGTTCCAGTTTCAATTATTGCTGTAGAAAAATTAGTAAGTAATTCGTTTCCTAAAGTATTTTGTAAAGTACCTACATTGCTACCTTCAGACCTGCTTATCTGAGCGTTTATTGCGTTTCTATATTGTCCATTAGGTAATAAACGATCATCAAGATCTTTGTTCATTTTACCTCCGTTATAGAAAGTGTTAACTACTTTTGCCATTTAATTTTAGTGTTTAATCCATTTAGATTTACCTCTCATCACTTGTACTATCTCATCTAGTTTTATGTTAGATAATCTTATTTTAGCATTTCTAAGTTTAGCTCTACGTTCTTTTTTAAATCTTTGTACTATGTTATCAGGTTGATTAGCTCTAGTAGATATTATAGAGTGTAATAGATGAGCGTACATTGCTTCTTCTGCCATCTTAGGTACTCTAGTATCTAAATCGTAAGCTAATCCATCAGAGATGTATTCTAATACAATAAGTTGATTTGCTAAATTGCTTGAAAAAGATATTTTACCTTCTCTTTCGTTCATATTAAACCAACCATTTAATTGAGCTGATTGAGGTTCTAAACCATATCTTTGACCGTAAAAACCTCCATAACCCCAACCATAAGTACTTCCCATAAAATTAAAGAAATTATTGAAAGCAGAGTTATCAAATATTAATTCATCGTTAGCAGCTTTCCATCTGCTTTCTGTTAACGAGCTTCCTTCTAAGTTATCACCAAAATTATCTTGAGTTGGTTGACCTGTGTTATCTTGAATTGGATTTTCGTAAGGTGATATAGTTAAGTTGTTAGCAGGGTATAATATATGCTTAACACCAAGGCTGTCTATCCACGATATTCTTACATAGTTAACATAATCTTGTGGCAATATAACGTTTAAGCTAGGTGGTATGCTAAGTTCTTGTGACTTAATACTTTTTAAAGTATCATAACTAAATTCTTGCATGCCTCTTTTTGCAAAGAAAACAGCATCTGATTTTTTACATGTTTGAATAATTTTACCATCACCAACATAACCAACCATAAAGTTGTTTATAATATCGTTTAATGTAATGTAAGAATATCCACCATAGTTATCTTCAACAGCTTCACCTATAGCATCTCTATCACCATAGTTGCCTCCTTCTAAAGATTTTAATTGAACTACTATATATGTTCCAGTTGTTACGCTAGCTGTAATAGTTATAACGTTATTAACAACAGTGTATGCTAATATATATTCCGCATAAGTTATACCATCAGCGCTTGTATATAGTTTAAAATTATTTAAAGAATAATTTACGTCGTTAGGATCCCAACTTCCAGTTGCTCCTAATATTAAATCTGTATCAAAAGTAGTAGTAAAAGCTTGGCTTGCAGCTGTCGCTGGAGCTATAAAGCCTTGCGCGCCTGCGTAGTATTGTTCGTTAGTTTCGGTTATTAAACCACCATTTGGAATAGGCATGTTTTATTAGCTTTTTTCATTAATAGATACTTCCTGTGCTTCTGCAGAGGCAGTTTGAATAATTGTTGGATCGTTTATTATAATACCACAATATTTTAATATGTTAGTTATTATATTAGTTTGCTCTGATACATCAAGTTCAAAGTTAACTGATGCTCCAGCATTATAAACATACTGACCTACTCCACCAACAGTGAAAGCCCAGTTAGGATCTGTAGGATTAAATAAGCAGTTTATTTTTAAAGAGTTAGGTAATGGAGATATTTTTACTATAAGCTGATTTGTCCCAGCTATAGTAGCGTTAGTAGTATGACAAATAGGATACTTACTTGTAGGTGAAGTTAGTTTTGATTTTGTAATTGTTGTAAAATCACTTTTGCTTGTAAGTTGAGTTATTGAATTGTAGGTAGGATTACCTGTGTATGTAGATATTATTTCACCAAGTTTATTTATAACTCCAGTTCCGTTATAATAAAAACCTTGACTAGTGTTATCAAATGTGAAATCAGCTTCTTTTTCAAAAGGATATAATTTATATGATATGTCTTTAAACATATTAAAAAACTCTGTATCGTTTTGTTGGCTGTTTTGATTGAACCTATTAACTTGGTTACCATCTGGAAAATATGATTGAAACATCTCTTGTTGAACTTGAACAGCTAGACTGTTAAACTCCGTTGGAGTAACATATCCTCTTTGTTCTTTGTTTAATATGTACAAGACTGTTGTATATACTGTGTTAATATTTACCGCCATTTATATTTTTTTATTATAATATTGGGCCCGAGTAAACGAGCCCTATATTAGTATTACATGTTATTTAATCTTTTTCTCGATAGATTTAAAGATTTCTACACCTTCATCTGTTTTGAAAAATGCTGCCATAGCAGAATATGGGTTTTCATCAAATGGTACGTTCATTAATTTTCTACCATTAGAAACCCAGTTAAACGTTCTTTGATCTTGTGATAAAGATATTATTCCAGCTTCAGTGGCTTTAATAGCAGTATCTCTTAATCCTACGTTTTCATCATTTGCAAGTTCTATGAATAAGCCTGGATTTTTTCTAGCAAATAGCAATAAGTCTCTTTTTATTTCTTTAGAGCTCATTGTATTAACTACAGAACCAGCTTCTACTCTAAGTATAGCTTCTTGTTGGTCTATATCCATAGATCTAGCAGCGTTAAGTGCATCAATTTGTAGATCTAAAATATCTAACTCATCTTTAGCAACTTCTACTGCACTAAACTCTTCGTATAACTTACCTTTTAAAGGGTGATACAAAGATAATAATTTTTGTAAATTTTGTTGATTTTTAGGAACTTTTAAATCCCCATCTCTGAACTGTATGTGACCCATAGTAACTTCTCCTTTTTGTTGATCAACAAATGGTGAGTCCATATTAGTTGCATATCTTAGTTCTCTTTGTGAACCTGTTTCTTCATCAAAATAAAGCAATGAGTGCTTTCTTGTATGTTTCCCAGGTATTGTTAATGTTAAAGGTGATTTATTATCTTTTAAATAATAAATTCTATCTTTAATTTCCCAACTAGGTTTAGCTGGTTTTTGTGGTGCTACTTTTGTAGCTACCGGCTGAGGTGCAACCTCAATAGTTTCTGCTTGAGCTTTTTTAGCCATAATATAATATAATTAAATAGTTTATAAAAAATAATTACCCCTGCCCGAAGACAGGGATAGTTATTGTAATTGAATCAATTAGATTCCTTTGAATAGTACAAAGTTGTTAGCAGCTTGAGTTACTAAACATCTTTCTGATAGGAAGTTTACTTCCATAGCGTCAAGAGTTGAAGTAAATGCACCACCAGCAGAACCAGTTAACCAAGACTTCATTCTTCTATCATCACCTTGTGAAGCTCTATATCTTACGTGTAAGAAAGGTCTTCTGATGTTAGTTCCTAAAACTTGATCGTAAACTGTTGAAGTTCCAGCAGGTACTAATACACCTTCGATTGAGTTGATACCAGAAATACCACCTCTTGTAGAAGCGTCATTCAAATATTTCCAATCAGTTTTGTAAAAGTCATAAGAACCTCTTCTAAATCCAGAGAATCCTAAGTTAAGCGCCATTTCTTCTGAGTTTTCAAATAAACCAAAAGCAGTACCGCCTGCACCTCCTGATGAAATCGCAGCAAGCATGTCATCAAAATCTAAAGACGTTTGTCTTTGTAAGAATAACATGTTTTCTTCAATAGCTCCTTGAGTATCTAAGTTTTTAAGAATGTTATCAAACTCAGAAATTCCAGCAGCAGCAGTAAATCCTACTTCTACGTTACCTCTTGAGTTTATAGCAGCAAATAAACCTTCAGTACCAGGAACTACTCCTGATCCTACTCCAGCTCCAGCTCCTATTTGACTATACTCACCTTCTACTAATGCCATTTCTAAGTAATCTTCGAAACGTAATCTTGTTTCAGACTCAGCTTTTAAATACCATAAGAATCCAGAAGTACCATCTTCAGTTGCAACTTCAACCCAACCAATTTGAGCCATATCAGAACCAGAGATAATATATTGATCTCTAATTATAACAGGAGAGTTTGAGTATTGTTGGAATGAAGGAGTTACAGAAATTCTAGGTTGAGTACCAGCAGCAACATTACCACCGTTTACCATACTTGATCCTTTAGCATAAGCAGATCCATATACAAATACTTTAATGTTACCTGAAGTAAAGTTACCGTTAACATTAACTCCATTAAAAGTAGCAACAGTAATTGATCCATCTGCACCACCAACAGCGGCTTGTACACTTGCTGTTACAATAGCTTTATTTTCAGCACCACTTACGGTATCTAAAATAACTACTGTATCGTTTACAGATATTACGTTTTGCACAGTTGCAGCACCTGCAGCAGGAGCAACAACAATAACTTCACCACCAGGTAGTGTACAGTTATCATATGCAATATGTAATCTATTTTGCTCAGACCAAATTACTTGATCAGATGTCATTGGCATTTCAGCGCCAACCATTTTTAAAAATCCAGATAAGGTTCTATTACCGTATCTTTCTACTTCTTGCTCATATATCTCAGGAAGATATTGTTGAGCGAAGTCATTTGTTCCATTGTTAAATTGTAGGTAGTTTGTTGGAAGCAACTGTTGTAGTTGCGACGGCACAATACCACCAAATTGAGGACTTAAAGCCATAATTTTTAATTTTTAATTAGTTAAATTTTCTTGTTTTAATTTTCAGTTTTGAAGAATCATAACCACTAACCGCTTTTACTTTTAAACCATTTACAAAAACTTCACCTTGTTGGCTTCTAGCTTTAGTAGATGATAAATTCTTGGACTTGTTGACAACGTCTTTAACGGCATCAGCCTTTCCTTGTTCGTAAAAATGACTAGCAATTTTATCCACATTTTCAGCAGCATATATAGCTTTGTGATAACCAGAAGTATCTACCACATCTCCATCTTCGTTTAAGAACTTCTTAACTAGATTATTAATGTTTGATTGATTTTCTGCTAATTTTTCTAAATTCTGAACATTATACTTGAAACTTTTTTCACCAACTTTTATATCAAAACCTTTGAATTCGTCGCTAAATAGCTCGTTAGTTTGTTGCTTGAATTTTTTATGTTGCTCAGCGGCTACATCTTGTTGCTTGTTATAGCGATTGAAAAAGTCAGTAGCTTTTTGTTGGTCTTGAGTTACTCCGGGTCTCAACTTGATTTCCTCGTAGTATTTTTTCTTAGTTTCCTCTAAAAAGTTTTTTGCTTTTGCAATCTCTTCTTTTTTAGCGAGTTTTTTCTTTTTGACGTCACGCTCTTCGTCAAGTTCTGTATCGAAATGGAAGCTTTCTTCCATTATAAAATCTATTTCTTCACCGTTTAAGTGAGGTTTTGATTTTTTATAATATTCTTTTAATAGAGTATTTTCATCAACGTTAGAATAATCTGCGTTAAGTCTAGTATAATCCTCTATAGTACCACCAGTTTCTTCCATAAATGAAACTAGTTTTTCGATGTTTTCTGGTAATTGTTTACCTAGAACTTTTTCATCTCTAACAGCTTCTTTTACTTCTTGAGTAACTTTCTTTATTTCTGCTTCAGTTACTTCTTGGATTGGTTTAAACTTTTCAACATCTTGCTTGGGCTCTTGTACTTGTTCGTCCACTTTAGCGCTATCTCCGGTTTGTTCTTCCACAACCACCTTCTCTGTTTCTCTGATTTGAATGGCATCTTTTTCTTCTGTTTTTAAAACTTCTTTAGGAACTACCACCTTTGTTACATCTGGCGGTAATTCAATTAAAGGTTCTTTTACGTTAACCTTTACTATTTCAGGTTTTTTTTCTACTAATTTTTTAGGTGTTTTACTTTTAGTTTTAATTTTAAAGTCACCTTCCTGTTTAACAGGTTCGTTTGTTTTTACTTCTGACATAATATAATATAATTAAATAATTAATAAAATTACACAGATGGCATCATACCTGCTGCGTTTTGTTGTTCAAAGTCTATTGGTAATAAATCATTTTTTCTTTGATTTATCATTGCACTCTGTTGCGTACCTTCCATTTTTATACGCTTGTCTTTACGGTTTTCTATTTCTTTTTCTTTCATACCAACTGCTTGCATCTCCATTTGTTTTATTGTCACATCAAATTGATGTTGCATTTGCATTTTTTGTTGTTCTAATTGAGCAGCAGTTTGCATACGTTGTATTTCCATTTGTGATTTAGCTTGCTCTAACTGTACTTTAGAACCACTAATAGCTTCTTGTTTTTGAACTTCAGATAAAGCTATTTTTTCAGCCGCATCAGCTTGCGCTTGACCTTGAGCTGCTATATTAGCTTGTTGATTAGCTTGGTCTTGTTTAGCTTTTGCTTTACGTTTTATTTTAAGCATTTGATTAGCTAACTTAAGATTTTTAATTTGTCTTAAATCTATAGCGTCTTCTAAATCAATACCTCCTTTTTGTAAAGCAACTTGTATATTTTGCTCTAATTGAGCTTGCTCTTCTTCATCTGGTTCTAGTTCTAAATAAATACCAAAATCATGAAGATTTAAATTTATTACTTCTTCTAAAGTTCTTATATTAAAAGTAGATATTGAATTTTGTAAAGAATTTTTAGTTAAAGGAAATTGCAAAGCATCACCTATTTTTAAAGCTACATTTTCAGATAATCTTAATGTTAAATATAAGCTAGACTGTTTTATATGTCTAGTAGCTACATTTGAAGCATTAGCTGCCATTTTTTGTAAACCAACTAATGTTTGTTTATCTGGCGTACTACCATCTCTTGCTTCGTTTAATCCTGTTACATCACGTATCATTTGTAAGTAATACTGATAAGTCTGTATAAGACTTTGTATTTTACCTTGACCGCTAGAACTATTTAATTCTTGTATTGGAACTTTACCAGAGTTCATATCACCATCTTGAGTAAGAGATCTACCAACTATAGAACCAGTTTGGAAATACATGTTTAAAGCTTCAGCAGCATTATAATTAGTTCCATTACCTAAATCAACTTCAGCTAAACCGTCCATGTCTAAATAAACACCATCTGGTACTACTCTAGATATAACTTGTTGTAATTTTAAATGCGTTAACTGAATCATATCAGCAAAACCCATACATTTGCTAACAATAGACTCTATTCTACCTTTATACATTCTAGGTGCTACAATGCTGTAATTCATTTCTACTTTAGTAGTATCAGCAAATGGCCTTGTCATGTTTTCTGCAAGTTCCCATTTAAGCATTTTGTTATTTCCTAGTACTTTTGCTCCTGAGTATAAAACCTCTATTGATCTTGAAACTCTTTCGAAACCATCGTTTGGTGGAGGATTAAATGAATCATCTTTTTCTAAAGCTTTCATTAAACCTTGGTCTGTTTGTTTGATTTTAAAAACTTGATTATGATATGTCTTATAATCAAAATATAAAACCTGAACAGTGTTTTCATCGTAATTACCCCAACCAGATATGTATTGACTATTGCCTGGCATTTTTTGTATTTCTTCTAACTCTTTTTCAGATATATCTGGAAACTCTTTTTTAAGTTCAGGTATTGTTATAGATTTAACTTCACCTACATAATATATATCTTCAAAGTTAGGATCTTCAGTATATGAATAAACCATATAAGCAGGATCTACATAATCAATTGTTATACCTTCTGCTGTATTAAAACTTGTTTTAGCAGCTGCAATACCTAGAACTGTTAAGTCCATGTTTATTCTACGCCTAGTTAAGTCATACTTGTTTTGAGCTAATATAGATGATATAGCTTCTTCTTCTGCTATTTCAATACTTTGCTTATATGACAATTGCATATGAAGCTCTAATTCTTCTTCAGACTCTGGTAGAATACTTAAATCAGGGCTTTGGTATAAATCTAAACCAAGTTGACTTTTTAATTTTTCAAGATATTCTTTAGACATCATATCTTCATGTATTCTTGAAGCGTACTTAGTTCTTTTTCTTATTGACTCAGGATCTTGAGCATATGCTTTTATATCATAGCTTTTTTGTGATATACCATTAACAACGATATCAACAAATTTAGAAAGTATAGGAACTGGTTTCCAGTCTAAATTAAGATAAGACAGATCACCATTAATAGATAACTCATCTTTATATTTTTGTGGTGATTGTTCACCTCTAGCATATAATCTTAATTGGTGAAAATTATTCCAATTAGTTAAATATCTATTACCATTAGTTCTACCTTGGTCAAACCATTCATTTTCTATTGCTTGACCAACTTGACTTCCGTATTCTAAGCTAGCTTTTTCAGCATCACTGACTACTTGACTAGGAAAGGCGCTATTGGTGTTTGTATATATATTCATTTAACTTATAATTTTTGATGTATATCCTTTATTATTGTATCTTTTAATGCCTAATTCAATTTTTTTAAATTCTCTTTTAACAGATGGCGCGTATCTATGTTTGTTACAAGCCATTAAAGCAAGTCCTGAACTTATAGAGGCATCATGAGTGGTTCTATTATTTATATTAAATCTAGCCCAATCTTCTAATGTTCTTTGAAAATATATGTCTCCATATCCTGTTTCTTTTAATCCTACAAAATCTTCTATGTATGTTTCAATTGCAGAAGCGTGTGCTTGTTTTATATCTTCGCTTGAGTTAGGTATACCACCTATTTCTTTTTCAGTAACTGATAGTTTATTATATTTTTTATCTGGTCTATTCATAGCAAAACCTCTATAACCTCTTCTTTTAAAATAATATAATAATCTAGGTTTATTGTTTTCTGCTAATATTGGCATGCCATAAAACACACAAGCCATAAGCACGTCTTCGAAAAATATTTCAGCAGTTTGTGGACGAGATATATACTCTAAAAAGAAATGATTTGGAGGTGCGTCTTCCATGCTAAATTTAGTTAATCCATGTAATGATCCATTAGAACCTCTTCTGTCAACTGTACCTGATATATCATATGGATCACATCCAAAAGCGCCCATATGTTCGTTACCTGGATAATATATACCATTTTTTAAAACAACTCTATTTTGTATATGTATTGGTGGTACCCATGAAACTAAAAACCTACCACTATTGTTTGGTACAAATATAACTTTACTATTTTTATCACCGTTTTCCCATTGAAAACCTCCTTTTGTTACGCTAATAGAATTTTTTAAATCCTCGTTAAAATCTATTTGTTGATAAATCTTAGTTAGATTAAATAAAGATTCTTTTGATTCATCTCTAAAAGCATGTTTAGTAGTACGTGGAAATTGTCTATAAAATTCATTTAATCCGTCTTGGTCATTTTTTAATCCTTCTACTTCGTTATCCCAGTATTCAATAACCCCGATCTTAATTGGTATTCCATGAGGTCCAAACACTTGTTTTGATGGGGTTTCGAAGACAGGATACCCATAAGAATCAATGTATCCTTCGTAATTCCATTCCATAGGTATGAACAAAGAATAGAGTCCTGAACGTGTTTGTCCATTAGCGTTTCTTTTTGTAACATCTGAGTCATCATATAATTTTTTAAAATTTCTACCACCTTTATCTAAAGCGTTTGATGTTGAACCCATCATACACTTACCAATAATTCTAGAACCTAATCTAAGTGTAGTTTTAGTAACACGCCAATTGTTTTGTATATCATTAGGTCTTTCCCATTTACCTGATTCATCATGTACTAGTAATCTTAATTTTTCACCATCATAAGCATTGTCACCAGTATTTTTCCAATCAATAGTTGTATCAAGACCTGTAAGATCTTCTTGCTTTTCTGTAGATATTATAGATCTTCTTGTAAACTTGGAAGCTGGCACACGATATGCTAACTCTGTTTTAGGTCGATCCATACCATCTTGAATTGGTTTGAAAAAGAAAGGATAATTGACTGATATAGGTACAACTTTATCTGTAAACATTTTTTTAGCATCAGCACCTGACTTTGATAATATACCAAAACGTGCATCAGTAGATATTGTAGCCATGTTAACGGTTTCACCTGACGCCATAAAAGAAAAACCAGAACGTCTATTTTTTAAATAACACATGCCATAACTTCTGTAGTCTGCTTTGCAAGCCTCCCAAAATATAAAAAATAATCTATTTGATTCACGAAAATCTGGTTGGCCAACATCAATTTTTGACCATTGTAAATACATGTAATGTGTACCAGTTATAAATATAGGTTTATCTTTGTTTATATACCAAAAACCTTCTTCACGTCTTTTAAACTCTAAATCAATATAGTCATACCATTTTTCTTTAAAGTCATCTGGATATTCTCTCCAGTCAAATACTGTTTTTATTTTACTTAATACTTTAGGATAATCAAATCTAGTCCATTTGTTTTCTTCAAACTCATGAACATCAGCTTCTAGCGGTAAGGCTATTTTAAGGTTTTGTATTTCGTAAATATTACCGATTTGTCCAGTCTTAGATATAATAACCATATCATGGTCTTCATTATATCCATATTCCCATTTTTTATACCTATTCATTCGTTTAAGAACTTTAGGTTTTACATGGTCTTTTATTATTTTATATAAAGTTTGCTTATACATTACTTAGACCTTCCTTCAGCAAAACCACGAAACGTAGTTTCTTTTTTTGTTTCTTTAGGCTTTTCTTCTAGCATATTTTTTTCTTCTTCAATACGATTAAGTATTTCAAAGCAATCAAATATAGCTAGCTTTTTAGTAGCCGCGGCATTTTTAAGTCTATCAGCTGATATGTCATCGTCTGAATCTACTATAGGTTCTTTTGCGACCTTAATTAATTCTTCAACTGCTACTTGCCCAGCTTGGATTATATTCAGTTTCGTTTCCTTCGTATTCATACTTTATAACAATATCATTTGATTTCATACAATATAATCTTTGATTATCAATAATAAATTCCCATTCACCGTAAGGCGTATAACCTATAAGGTCTCCAGGATTAATTCCTAGCGCTTCTAATGAGCTATTACCTATTTTAAGTATACCAATAAGTTTTTGCTCTTTATCTAGCGTTAAACTATTATTATCTTTTATAGGCATTACAAAACACCTATCACCAAAAGATTTCCATTTTTGATCTTTTTTATATAAATATAATTGGTCAATTTGACAAAAATATAAATTATCTTTAAAGAAAGATCTACTTTTTTTGAGTTTACCTCTTATGTCGTAAAAAGTTCTAAACACATTATGATGTATAACAACTATATCACCTTTTTCAATTTCTGTATTAAATGCTAAAGGTGGTTTTACAACTCTTGCTAGTTTACTAACAGACTTAAAAGAATTAAGATCTGTATTTAAAACTAAAGACTTTCCGTCTATTTTTATTTCGTTATTATACTCCTTGTCTAAAGGTTGTACAATAAAATCATATAGACTTTTCATTAATATTCTAAATCATACTCAACTGATATTGCCATGTTAGAATTAAATTTTTTCCATGGCAATACTTCGTTGTTCTTTTTTATAAATATATTATAAGAGTTATCAGCTTGCTCGTGTAAAATATGTGATATTTCATGACCACCATACACTTGTTGCTTTAGCGAATAATGCATAGCGTCAGATTTATAGTCAGCACCAATACTGATTTTTCTTATTATAGAATCCATTACTAATCCTTTTTTTCTTCTACTAATGTATAAGAACCGTCTTTTAAATCTACATTTATAGCTCCGTATTCTTTTTGAAGTTCTTGTTTAAAATCTTCTAGCTCATTATTTTTTTCATGAACTTTTGCTAATACCACTGATTTTTCAGCTTCAAAAGCACCTATTCTACACAATAGTTGATTAAGGTCGTTTTGTCCTTTTACAATTTTTTGTAATTGTTCTTCTTTAATTTTGTTTTCTTTACTCATTTGATTTAATTTAATTGTTATTACTTAGTAATATAGTCACTTACTATTTTAATAATTAACTTATTTATTATACTGCTGATGCTGAAATTGCTCCACCATTTGCTACTGTTACTCTATATCTTGTTCCGTCAGGTGATCTTAAAATTAATCCACTTGCTGAATCATCTATTTCAATATCACCTCCATCAACTGTTAGTTTTGAAGCAGGGGTAACATTTCCAATACCTACATTATTAGTGGCAGTATGTATTGTTATATTATTTGTACTTAAACCAGAACTTGGTCCAAGTCCAAGTCTATCATTTTCTGCAGAAACATAAGCTATTGTAGTATCATCTTCAACTGATATAGCTCCTTTGTTATCAGGGGACTTAAACCTAGCTACGATATTGGCGCCAACAGCACCAAGAACAT